GGGAGCCCGAGCAAGCCTTTACGCAAGATAACGCCAAGTGGCAGCGAACTGGCGGGAACTGGCGAGGACTGCACGGAGCTGTCGGGAGTTGGTAGGACTTTGCCCAGATTGGAAACTGTGGTTACGGGTGTTTCTGTGTACGCACCTTTGGTTGTTGAGTTTGCACGCAAATATATGCAGGTTGAGTTGATGGATTGGCAGGTGCATGCCGCTATGGGTTTACTTGAGTCTGATGAGTCTGGTGATCTTGTTAATCGTTCCGGTCTTATCACAGTTGCTAGACAAAACGGCAAGACCGTACTCGGGCAGGCAATCGTGGGCACCTGGCTGACCAGCATCGCAGCTCTTAGAGGCAAACCACAGACTGTGATATCGAGCGCGCATGAGTTACCGCTGGCTAACTTGCAGTACCAGTTCTTGGCCCCAATTCTTGAGCAGTATTTTGACGCTAAACCTAAGTGGGGGTATGGCCGTATGGAGTTGGCTATGCCTGACGGGTCGCGCTGGTTTATTAAGGCCGCAACGCCATCGGCAGGTATGGGCTTGAGCGCTGATCTAATTTGGGTGGACGAAATCTACGCAGTGGACGATGCTGTAATGGCTCACAGTTTGCGCCCAACTATGAAGGCCCGTAACGTGCGCACCGCTGGCGGCTCTCCGATTATGGTTATGACTTCTACTGCTGGCACCGAGGCATCCACGGCCATGCTTAGGTATCGAGAATTAGGGCTGTCACTTATTGGTGAGCAACGTGCCGGTGCTTTTTACTTTGCGGAATGGTCACCACCGCCGGGTGTTGATGTCATGGACACAAGCTGGTGGGGCTGGGCTAACCCAGCGCTCGGACAAACCCTAGAGCTGCAGTCAATGTTAATAGACGCTGACCACCCAGACAGATCATCATTTTTACGCGCCAGCCTTAACCAGTTTGTCAATGCCGATGCCTGCTGGCTACAGCCGGGCCAATGGGATGCTTGCCTGTCAGATATTCAAGGCCCCGATAATGGCTGGCTCGCTTGCGACTCATCGCTCGATGGCTCACGCTATGTGGCTGTTCGCGCAGCTGTAGATGATGTCGGCGTTGTGCACGTGTCTGTTGAGTTTGTGGTGCAGTCTTTGGCTGAGTGTCAGCAAGCCATGATGGATGCTTGCGCGGCTCACCCACTACTCGGGCTGGCCGTGACGCCAGCGCTCGAACACCATGTGCCTTTGCCACTAACTAGGCGCACCAAGGTCGTGGGCTACGGTGAACTTTTGCGCTACACCTCGTTAGTCAGGGCACAGATTAACGATGCGAAATTGGTGCACCGAGGCGAGCAAAACCTTGCTGAACATATGAACCGCAGCGTCGCCATCATGCAGTCGAATCAACTCGCTCTCAGTTCAAAGAGGAGTCCCGGACCGATAGAGCTTGCGCGCTGCACTATTTGGGCGGCAGCGTTAGCGTCACGACCTAAGCAAGCTGGTAAGCCAATGATGGTGGTAGTTAGTCGCTAAAGTATTGACGGTACTGCTCTGGGCGTTGTCGGGATGAGCAGGGCAGTACCACACACACCCGGCAGAAAGTGGCATACTACCGCTATGGGTATTTTCAATAAGCCAGTCACCAAGGCCGCTATCTCAACACCATCAGTGCAGGCCGCTGTCGGATACGCGCCAACAGGCAACAGCACAAACCCACTAAAAAATCTTTACAACTACCAGTCTGGTTATGCCCGTGATCGCGCCATGACGCTGGCTACTGTGTCTCGATCACGTGACCTTTTGGCTTCTGTCATTGCTTGTATGCCGTTGAAAATGTACGGCGAAATGTACAACGATGCCACTGGCGAGATGGAAGAAATCCCACTGGCACCTAGGTCTTGGCTACGCCAGCCAGACCCAGCTGTTACTTACAACCACATCATGGCCTACACCCTTGAGTCTCTTCTGTTCTACGGGCGCGCTATGTGGTATGTAACCGAGCGCACAGTCGATGGCTACCCAACAAAGTTTCAGTTGCTACCAATGGGCTCTATCCAGACAGCCGACGAGGAGGGGCCCGTTTTCTATCAGCCCTCTAAAGCCATTAGTTTTGCTGGCAATGAATTGGACTATCGCAATGTCATCCAGTTTCTTAGCCCTATCCAAGGCATCATTTACAGCTCCGAGCAGACCATTGCCACAGCGTTAAAGGTAGAACAATCACGCTATAAAAATGCCCAGAGTTCTTTACCGAGTGGCGTATTAAAACAGACTGGCGGAGAGCCATTGAGCGCTCAAGAGCTGTCAGAAATTGGCGCAGCGTTCCAAGAGGCTCGATTGACTAGCCAGACCGCAGTGCTAAACGAGTTTTTAAGTTATGAGGCCAGCACTGCTACGCCAGACAAGATGCTTATGATCGAGTCAGCCCAATACAGCGCCCTTGATTTGGCACGCCTATGTGGTGTTCCCCCCTACCTTGTAGGCGTTGCCACTGGTGCTTATGCTTACACCAGCAGTGAGCAATCACGCGCTGATCTCTACATCTTTGGTGTCAAGCCATACGCCGATTGCATCGCCAGCACACTGTCAATGAACAACGTGCTACCTCGTGGCACCTATGTAAAGTTTGATACAAAGACCTACCTAGAAGAAAACTATGTAGCAGACAAAATGCCCGACACCGAACCACAAGAAAACACTCAGGAGTCACTCGCATGATGCGCTTTACCAGTTCCACATTCTCAGTTGATGCCGCCACAGAGGACGGCCCTAAGCGCACCATTACAGGCATTGCATTGCCATACAACACCGAGGCCACAGTCTCAGGTGGCCAGACAGTTTCTTTCTTGCCGGGCTCACTGCCAACAGAAGGCAAAGCCCCAAAGCTTTACATGAGCCACGACTCTACGCAGGCCATTGGCCTTGTCACCGAGCGCACAGATGACGATGAGGCCATGTATTTCACAGCCAAAGTCTCAACGACAGCCCTAGGCGATGAAGCACTTATTTTGGCAGCCGATGGCGTACTCGACTCTGTGTCGGTAGGCGTAAACCCCACCAAGTTTTCGTTTAACGAAGATGGGGTCATGATCGTGGAAGCAGCCGATTGGATGGAGTTGTCACTTGTACCACAGCCAGCCTTTGCAGGTGCTACCATCACAGATGTTGCAGCGAGTATCCCCACATCAGAGGATGACTTGAGCAATAATACAGAAACGGCACCCGATGAGCCTGAACCCACAGAGTCAGAGGAGACCGAAGTGTCAGAAACCCCAGTTCCAGAAGTAATCGAAGCATCAGCACTTTTCGCACAACCTAAGCGCAAGTTTGACATGCCAACACCCGGCGAATACCTTGCCGCTATGCACATCGGTGGCACCACCTTTGACAATGTCTCTGCTGCCGCACGTGACTATGTGAACTCAAAGCAATCAGCTTTTAATTTTGCAGCTGGTGACGTTCTTACCACAGACACGCCAGGACTCTTGCCAGTGCCAGTGCTCGGGCCAGTATTTGCAAACCTTAACCAGCAGATTCGACCAGTTGTTGCAGCTGTTGGTGCTCGCGCTTACCCAGACGGCGGAACACAAAAGACATTTATTCGCCCAACATGGACAACTCACACCAGCGTCGCTACTCAGAGCACAGAGCTCACAGCAGTATCAGCAACCACCCCCGTAATTGCCTCAAACGTGGTCAGCAAAACTACGCTGGCTGGGCAAGTTACCTTGTCAATACAAGACGTCGATTTTACTTCGCCGGGCTCTATGGACATCATCATCAATGACCTCATGGGACAGTACATGTTGGCCAGCGACAATCTCGCTGCTGATGGTCTTGTAGCTGGTGCTAACGCATCAGGCGCTACATGGACAGTCACCGCTAACGATCCAACATCGTTGATTACATCGCTTTACACTTGCGCTTACAGCATCCTTGTAAACTCGAACTTCTTGCCAGATCACATTTTTGTGAGCCCAGATGTTTGGCGTTCAATGGGTGGCCAGCTCGACGTGGACAAGCGTCCGATTTTCCCATACGCAGGTGCTAACGGCCTTATCGGTTACAACGCTTTCGGTGAAGCCAACATCACAGTGGCTAACACTTTCAACCCATTTGGATTGACAATGTGTGCAGACCGCAACTTTGCTGATGGCACTTTGGTTGTGGCTCGTGCCGCTGCTATCGAATTTTATGAGAGCATCAGGGGCCTCCTGACGAGGGACGAACCATCGACATTGGGCAAAGTGCTTTCGTATCATGGCTATGCAAGTTTGTTCGTCGGTGACACCAAGCAAGTACAAAAAGTCACAGTCGCTTAGTCCGAAAGGCGGCTACCGCCGATGGCTACATACACAGTCACTTTTAAGCAACTGCTAGACAACTATGCAGTGCTACAAACACTGACCGACACTGAAATAGAGGTGGGGCAATCCATCACTGTTGCCACTGTTGGTGCACCTTTTAACGGCACCTTTGTGGTTTATGCCATGCCCAAGTATGAGTACATTGGCATAGACACAGAAGGTGACCTGCTATTTAACAGCAATGTCAGCATTCCTAATCAGGTGCTCTTTGCTTGCACTGGTGCTGATGTTGGCCGCATTGCATCGGCTGGAACTATCACCTACACGCAGGACTGCCAGTGGATTACAACGGCCCAGCTAGTGACATATCTCGGCGTAGATATTGTGAACCCAAGTGATGATTTCACGCTTGCTACGCAGGCTCGAAACGCTGCTAACGATTTTGCTTATCGGCGTAGGCAGGAGTCTGGCTATTTTGATAGTCTGACCACAAGCCCGGGCCACGATTGCACGCTGGGTACGCTTATGTATGCAGCTGCATTGTGGCGCGCGCGAGGCTCAGTACAGGACACCTTTGCCACGTTCGATGGAATGGGCTCTGCACCCGTCAGCGCCATGACACCGATGATTAAACAG